AATTATGAAAGCTAAAAAGAAATAATGAAAAAACCAGGTAAAAGAAAATTTGCACCAGTAGCAAAAACAAAAAAGGGCGTGCCTAAAAAATATGTTTCTGGTGCAAAAAATCCCAAAGCCAGGGAAAAAGAAATATTACGAACTGCGAAGCTCTACCGCCAGGGCAAGCTTACGCCAGCTATGATGAATCGCATTAGTAAAAAAAGGAGCAGATCCTAATGGCACCAACCAAAAAGAAAAAGCCTGGTGGTAAATATTCATCCATACCAGGCGCATCAAGATTTTCAAAAGCAACCTTAGATAAGGTCTATAAACGTGGCGCAGCTGCATATTTCTCAGCTGGATCCAGACCAAAGACAAGCCAGGCAGCTTGGGCAATGGGCCGTGTTAGATCTTTTGTTACTGGCAAGGGCGGTGCTAGAAAAGCAGATTCCGACTTACTTGGAAAGAAAAAGAAAAAGAAAGCATAGATTGACTTTATACGTCACATTTCTTATATATATAGTATAAGGAGGTAACGTATGAAAAAGAAAATAGAAAACTGGACAATACAAGAATTGCTTGGTGATTTCCCATGTCAAGATGCCAGGGAAGATTGGGATATAAGGCTAAAAAATAATTGTTTTTTAAGAACATTTTATTTTAAAGAGTACAAAAATATGAAAAGCGGCAAGCCGCTCCCAGATTATTTTGATAAGTATAAAAATATTTTTGATACTATCCTGGCAATAAACGTAGGCAGCTGCACTGTTGGCCAGCTCAAACCAAGTGATCTCACTGTAGAGCATTGTGAATCCTACATTCTCCCAACATTATTTAATAGTGGTAAAAAAGGTAAGCGAAGCTTTAAGACTGTCAAAGAGATGCGATCTTGTTTTAATAAGTTTTTATCTTTTTGCAAAAGCAGAAACTGCTTGGCGCAAAATCCTATGCTAGATGCTGAATTTAAAAAGCCAGTGGTTGAGCAGCAGCCTAAAATTGAAAAACTTTCTACTGAATTTATCCATGAGATTGATAGCCATTTACCAGAATCAATTAAACTAGCTTACAGATTTGCTTGCAGCACTGGCCTTAGAGCTGGTGAGCAAAGAGCTTTGACCTGGGATGACATTGATTTTAAAATGTCTGAAGTCAATGTAAGACGAAGCGCAAAGCTCAAGGTTGTTGTTGATAATGAAATTGAAAAGCATGGTATAGGCCTGGTAAAAACAAATACTTCAAATAGAATAGTGCCGATCCCTGGTAAAATTTTAAAACAATTAAAAGAGCTTTACATAAAAAAGGGCAGACCAGGTAAAACAAACTTTGTGTTTGGTACTAAGTATAATACCATGATAGGAAGAAGTTACTGGCTGGAGCAGCTGCAAAAGGTAGTAAAGAAAGTAAGTAATAAAACCTTGAGGTGGCACGATCTGAGACACTATTACGCTAGTAAAATGCTTGAGCATTTTGGCGATGATATCTGGACTGTTTCAAATCTAATGGGCCATAGCGATATTAAGATAACTCAAAACGTCTATGGCCACTGGATGCAAGACCTGGCTAGAAAGCAAAAGCTTCAACAAAAAATTGCCCAGATAAATTTTTAAAGATCATCGAATCCGCTTACTGATTCATTTTTAGTTTCGTAACGAAGCTCGTTACAAAATGCTCTGGTCCTAGCAATGTTCATTTGATTTTCACCTTGCAGCTGCACTGACAATTCCATACCTAAATCTTTAATCTGTTTATGTATATCTTCGATAGCCTTTTGCTGACTTTCAGTAGGTGGGTGCGGTCTTTTCATTTCATCATCCCAGCCATTATCGAAGTTTAACCAGACACTTATCTTAACCTTTTGTCCAAAGTTATCTTCAGATGCAGATACCGATCTTTGAAATTTCATATTTGTATTTGAAAATTGTGGTGAGTTTCCCATAGTAGCTCCTATTGTTGTAGTGAATTAAGTTTCTTTTCATAATGTTCCTGGATCTCGCCGTACATCCTGGGAACAACTGTTTTCATATTCTTTAAAACATCTTTGTTTTTATTAAACCAGTGCATACACATACTTTGTGATTTTAGTTCGTCAATGTTTCTGAGATAATTTTCAGTTATTTTTTGCCATTGATCCTGGTCTTTTTCTTTCTCATCCTCTGGAGAATCTTCTTTAGTTTCTTTTTCAATTTCATCAATATTTTTTTCATTGTTTTGGGCCTTTTCTATTTCATTTGCACTTGCCATTTCACCGCCATGCAAAGCAGCAGCAGTAGCCAAAGCTCTTCCAAGGCTGCTTGTCATACAGTTTTCTATTGCTGAGGTTTTGTTGACCAGGGAACTACCTCTAATTTCTTCAGCGTGACCTACGCCAATAGGTATTTCTGGGTTATCTCTATCAATGATACTGGTTTTAGTGACAACTCTTTTGCCATCGTCAACTAAAATCTCTTCAACAATTCCATATTTAAAACCAAAGTTTTTTCTAAATATCTCCAGGCGTGAAGATACCATACTATATTCTTTACCTTTAAGATTTATTGTTTTTAAATTAAGATCCTCTAAAATTGCTTTCAGCTCACTCATCATTCATCTCCGCAACTTGTTTACCTTTACTTGTTATTAACCAGGACAACTCATAAGATCCCCTTTTGTTTTTTCTCTTATCACCTGGTGTAATTAAACCATACTCATATAACTCAGTTAGCCTGGGCCTTACTGAAACAATATATCCATCAATGTCATTAACAATTTCAGATCCAGTTCTGCCACCAGTCCATCCAGCTCTAGCGATTGATTTAAGGACCTCCAGGCGCATCTTTTTAATTTTAGGCAAGATAAACTCCAGGGCCAGCTGCTCTGTCTCCCTGGGGTTTTTATGAATGTTTGGAGCCTGGTTTAGTTCTTCATCATATTTTTTATGTAACATAGCTACTTTCACTTTCTTTTTTGTTTCGTTTTTCATTTAAAGAATTTCAATAAAATTTCTATCAAAGCAAGCTTGGTCAATTAGACAACCAAACCAAAGTGCATAGTAAGCAAATGCACAAACAACGAATAAAAATAATATCTCAAAAAATAATTTTATCATAGTATTCCCCATAATTTTCGAGCTTCTTCAATTATTTCTGGTGGATCAGACCAACATATGTTTGTAAAGTCTGGATCAACAAGCTTAAAAAGATGAGCTTTGTTTCTAGCTGCTTTTAATATTTCTTCTGTAGTTTTATGACTGCGAATAATGACGTTTACAACGTCTTGTAAGTAGTCATCTTGCAGCTCTGGTGTGTTTCCCTGGTCAAATATTTTATAGTCTGTAGCGTTAGCATAGACCAGGAAAGGCGGTTGTTTACCATTACACGCCCAGAAACCAGCTACCTGGTATAGAGCTGACTGCTCAAAAGGACCAGACAAACTACTTGGCAAGCTGCCAGCAGAAAAACCAGACTTAGTTTTTTTGGATACTCTTGACCACTTTGTTTTGAGATCGCCACGTCTATTATAATCTGGTCTGGTATTGTGTGGCAGCTCATTACCATGCAGTTTTTTAATGTATTCTATTTCACCAACAATCTGATTATCCCTGGCCATTGCTTCTTGCAAACCAGCTGCTGCATTTTTAATTATTGGTTCTAATTCATCTATGTATTTAGATTTTTTATCTGCATCAGCACCATCATCCCAGGTGCGAGGTTTGTATTTGTTGTATGATTCAATAGCCTGGTCAACTGCTACGCCAGGATCCGCATTATCTATCAGTATGGCATCAGTAGCTTCTTGAACAGTACGGCCACCAGCCATTGCAGCATTGTCCTGGCCGTTTAACTTTTGTTCATACTTTAGGATTGTTTTCCAGGCCAAGTCCTTTGTGTCCTGGTCATGCTCAGTGCTTTTGTATATATCCCAGGCTTCAGATAGAGCTGGCCTTACATGAACTTTATCAAACAAAGCTTTACATCTGAGTTTTGATTTGGGATTTGAGTGCCATAGATAATTAAACCTACTGGCAAACTCTGGTGTTTCTTCGAATGTCAAAGTTTACCTCCTTTAATTTTTGACAACAGTATCTGTAAACGTCAACCTTGTCAAATTTATTTTATTATGTTGACGTTTAAGTACATATTTGATATTTGTTGCAGCATGACTCTTGAAGAATATAGATTAGAAAATAATTTAAGTTACAAAAAACTGGCTGAAAAGCTAGGTTTCAAAGAAGCTACAGTGGCCAGGCGCTGGTGTTTACCAAAAAATCACGACCAGGCATTGACACCAAATCCAAAAAATTTAAGCTTAATTTTAGAAGTAACTATGGGAGCTGTTACACCAAATGACTTCATTATCCGCAGAAATTGATTCCGAAGATATCGTACATTTAAGAATTGCTAGATGGTTAGATATTATGTTACCGCCTGGTTCAGTCTGGCATCATTCACCGAATGAGGGCAATCGTCATGTTGCTTTTAAAGTTAAGCAAAAACGTATGGGAACAAAAGCTGGCTGGCCAGATATAGAGATATTTGTACCAGGAGATCAGACTTTGTGCGGTGTATCCCTGGCTATTTTTATTGAGGTTAAAGGTGCCAAGGGTAAAGCGACTGCCAATCAGATAGTTATTAGAGACAAGATTGAAGAGGCTGGCGGCATATGGCAGCTTTGTAGATCTGTTGACCAGGTACAAGAATTTTTAGAGGGATTAATTAAACTGAGAGGAAAATAAATGGGTAATACAAAAAGATCTGGCGCAAATCCAGTATCACAAATTTGCAAAGAACTGATAAAAAAATCCAGGCCACTTTCACAACAAGAGCTTGCAGCTGAGATTGCTGCCTGGAAAGAACAAGAATTAAAAGTAGATCATTTTGATAGGATAATTAAATGAATCCACACCAGTATGCAGAAACTGCTGCACAAATATTAAAAGATAGAGCTGACAAGCTTGGTGATTACCAGGAGCTTTATGAAAATTTAGCAGCCAGGTTAACATTAAGTTTTGCAAAAAAGTTAAAGCCTGGTGAAAGATTTTATGCAAGTGATGCCGTCAAGTTTCATATTGAAAATAAATTAGCCAGGATGGACTGCGGCGAAGCTAACTCAGATCACAATTTAGATGGTGGAAATTATTTTTTTATACATGGGGGGTTGACAGATGAATCGAGATAGCAGTAGAATTTCTGTTAAGCCAGGAGCTAAGCTTAGTGAAAATCTTAGCACTCAAACTAATTCCTTAAATAAAAAACAAAGATTAGCTAACTTAGCTAAGCTAAATAACTTAGCTAAGATGACTGTGAAAGGTACGAACAGTGCTTATCAAGCAGCAGTTTCCAGGGGTACAAAGTTTCCAATAGATGAGCTGCAAAGGCGTGTCCTGGGAAAACTCAGAAAAACTTATAGTGAACAAGCTTACAAAGATTTGGTTATTAACCTGGGATATCTTCCAGCTTTTGAAAGGCTGGACTGGCTAAAGGTAATGGATGATAAGCTTAGACGAAAAAACTGAGAAAGCTCTAAGGTCATCGCAAAAGCTAGCCGTTGACCAGCTGCATGATTTGTTTCTTGAAGCAGCTGAAACTGAGAGAAAATTACCTGGTGTAATCAGAAAACAAAAGATGGTGCATTGGCCAGACTATGTCAAAGAATGGGCAGCATATGGTTACAATTCTCTCCAGCCACAAAGATTAAAAGCCACACCAGAACAAATAACCAGGTTAGACTATGCAGTTACAATGGGATTATCTATGAGTGAAGCAGATCGCAGACTGATCTGGGCCGTAGCACATTCAGCTGCTTTTAGAGATCGAGGTCCTAAATGGACTCAGATAGCAAAAATCCTAGGACTGAATGATCCTAGGATTGTTAAGCGTAGGTACCAGGATTCCCTGGTCAGATTATATTACAAGCTTTAAGCAGCTTCATATTCCCACTGAACCGCAGCGCCGCTAGCCATTTTTTTAGCAGCTGCATTTTTGATTGCCTGGATCAACCAGTAAGCATCAGTGTGTGTCCAGTTATCAACCTCACAACACTGATACTCAAGGCAGCAAGCCATGTTGAAAATGTCTGCATCAGTCAAGTCTGGGCAGCCATAAAATCCCATCAAGGTCTTGAACTTTTGCAAACCATGAAAACACTCATTTGGAAACAACATCAAATGCTCAAGATACTCAGCGCTATAATGCTCATTGTTGTGGCCATACTTGGCATCAACACTGTTGACGTTGGCCTTGGCAAGAACATCACAAAAGTTTTTCGCAGTGTTGTTTATCTCTTGCTTAGTGTGAATGTTGTAGCAGTGCATCTTGTTGGTAGGTGCTTGAGTATAAGCAACTAATGCTGCTATGTGTTCTGGATTTACGATAAATGCGCTCATGTTTTCTCCTTTCTAAGCTGCAACATTGAACAAGGGAAGCTCGTTCAATTCCTGGTTGTTAACCTTGGCTTCTAGTCTGTCTGCAAACTGAGCTACATGGTGAACAACATTGTTTTTGTTTCTCCAGTGATTCATGGCAATATTGCAGCTATCTGCACTGTCGAAACCAATTTTGTGAAGCACGCCCAAACCTCTCATCATGTGAATCCAAGGCTTGTCGATGCCATACTTTTTTTGCCAGTAGTCCATAAATGCCCAGGCTTGCTTGATCTTTTGCATATAAGCACTACCAGGCTTGTTCTTGGCAATGTCAACCTCGCCGCAGCTGCCGAAGCCTACGAAGTTGAAAATTCTGAATAACTTTTCTAGCTGGTTAAAACTCTCATTCATGTGCCATATGGCCATTGCTCTTTCTGGATACTTGATTTTGCCACCTTTGATGGCATCAGCGATCAGCTGCAAATTGCTGGCTTCATCGCCGTTGATAACGTCTGGAATCACACACACTGCATTAGGACACTTGTCCATCGCATCATTGGCCCAGGCATAGAAGCCATCCCACCAGGCAGCATCAAGAGTGATGCCTTTCTTCCAGGCAGTGAAAGCTCCGTTGTCCAGGATCAATATCTCATTGTCACCAACAAGCTCAATGCACTCAGCAAGCTGCTCTGGGTGCATATAACTGACACAAAAGCTTTTGCCTTTGAGCTGCGGTAACAATCTTTTAGGAGTGATTGGCGTTCCGTGAACTAGCCTTTTCATTATTTAAAGTTCTTGTTGTAGTACTTCTTGATGAAAGCAACCGCTGCTTTTTTGGTAGGGAACCAGGGATGGTCCATACCAACCATTATTTGGCCATCAGCAGCAATGACCCATTGTTTAGGGTCTTTCTTGATGACCTGGTACAAAACAAAATCGTGCATAATTTCTCCTTAGTTGTTGATGTTATCGAAAAGTGGCAAGCCAAACTCTTGCCAGGTTTTATTAGGGAGCTTGATGATAAAGACTTCCTTAATAAATTTCAGTCTTCCCCAGCATCTTTGGATGTCAAACACACCTCTTTGGTCAACAACCTTGCCGTTGTAAACTATCTGGGCATGGCCAGTAGTCACAACTAAGTAGGGGATATTAGGTTTAGCTTTGTAGTGGACAAAGCTGCTCAAAGTCATCCTGCCTGGCAAAACGTGTCTGAATTTAACGCCAGCATGATTGAACCATTTAAAATAGTCATGGGTGTAAGTCGCACCTCTCCAAGTATTTCGCCAGCAACTATCGCCGTGGCTTTTGAACCAGGCCCATGCTTCAAGGAAAGGCTTTTGAGCAGCAATGGCACAAGCTAAAACGCCACAACAAGGACCTTTGGCTTGGTCCCAATCGTGAGCCGTCAAAGCAAATGTCGTCATGTTTTCTTACCTCCATTACTAATATGGGGATATTGACGTTAAAAGTCAAGGGTAATGGTAAAATAAATTTAAAATAATTTTTTTAAATCAAGCTGCTTGACTAAATGAATCAAAAAGATTAGAGTTTTTGGTAAGCTTAGAACAGATAACGCTAAGTTATTCTTTTTCAAAGTTTACCTCCTTTCGATGGGTTGCAGTAATTTGCGAAATATATGGGAGCTGCAAACCTAGAACTATAAAAAAAGACTTGGAGAGCCTGGCAAATTTTTACCTCTTTGCCAGGCTTTTTATTTGGGCAAAGAGATGGGCAAAGTTATTAAGATAAGAGTTACAAAACCGCAGATGGAAAAGATTTGTGAGCGTATTGCTGAGGGTGAAAGCTTGACCAGGATATGTAATAACACAAAGAGCTTACCAAGCTGGCGAACTGTACTGAGATGGGTCCAGGAGAATGATGAAGCTCATTCGATGTATCGTAAGGCTAGAGCGTTGCAATGCGAGGTTATGAGGGATCAGATACTTGACCTGGTTAATATGGCTTTACCAGACGATCCTAAGCTGGCAATGGCAGAAGTACAAAGAAGAAGACTGCAAGCAGATCATATGGATAAGCATATTAGGCAGATGCAGCCTTTAGGTGTTAGGGATAAAGCAGAAGACAAAGCAGCTGAGAATAATGGACAAGTTACTTTGTCCTGGGCAAATGGAAACCTGGAGATTAATTAGGATCTGCGTATTTTTGTAGGCATTGTTTGGCAGTAATCTCGCACACGAGGGATTTGATTTTGAATTTTGTTTCTCGATCTTCTGTAATCGTTGCTGGATCTACAAATAGTTAGCGGTATCTAACCGATATGGCTGCTATTTTAAAAGATTAAGCCTGGTTTTTTTAGAATTTGCCTACCCCTGGTACCCCAAAGCAAGCCGCCGCTTGCTATATCTAATATATACCAGATTAGGAGTGTCTGAGACATGAACATCGAGATTCCGTATTCACCTAGACCGCTCCAGGCAAAACTGCATAACGCCCTGGTTAAGCACCGCTGGGGAGTTGTTGTCTGTCACAGACGATTTGGCAAGACTGTGATGGCCATAAACCATTTACTTAGGGATGCTATACTAAACGACAAAAACAATCCCAGGTACGCTTATATAGCGCCTACATACCGCCAGGCAAAAGCGGTGGCATGGGATTACTTAAAACAGTTCGCTGGCAAGGTTCCTATGGTTAGGTTCCATGAAACTGAACTTAGATGTGATTTACCTAATGGTTCCAGGATCCAGCTGCTTGGTGCAGAAAATTACGATAGTCTTCGTGGTATTTATTTAGATGGAGCTGTCCTGGATGAAATGGCTGATATGCCAGAAAGTTTATTTCCAGAAGTGTTACGGCCAGCTTTGTCGGATAGAAAAGGCTGGGCGTTCTTTATTGGAACTCCTAGAGGTCATAACGCTTTTTTTGATTTGTATGAATCTGCGGTTAACAGTGATGATTGGTTTACCCAGGTCTACAAGGCCAGCGAAACTGAGATAGTTGATGAAGAGGAATTAAGAGCTGCCAAGCAGATGATGACCGAGGATCAGTATGAACAAGAATTTGAATGTTCCTGGGTTGCGAATGTACCTGGTGCGATTTATGGAAAAGAGTTACAGGCTGCCCAGGAAAGTGGGCGCATAGGGAATGTTCCCTATGACCAGGCGCACAAAGTAGATACCTGGTGGGATCTTGGTATAGGAGATAGTACAGCAATCTGGTTTACTCAGAATGTTGGTAGGGCAATTCACGTTATAGATTTTTACGAAGCTCGCAATGAGGGATTACCGCACTATGCGAAGATACTTACATCTAAAAGCTATCTCTATGGAAATCACAATGCGCCACACGATATTGAGGTTAGAGAACTTGGCTCTGGTAAAAGCCGCCGTGAGATCGCCTACGATTTGGGAATTAATTTTAGGGTGGTACCTAAGCTTCCAGTTGAAGATGGCATACACGCTGCGCAAATTATTTTGTCTCGTTGTTGGTTTGACCAGGTAAATTGCAAGGCTGGTCTGGAAGCTTTGCGCCAGTATCACCGAGCTTATAACGAAAGATTAAGAACATTTAGGAATAGTCCAGTACATGACTGGGCGAGCCATGCAGCTGATGCCTGGCGATACTTTGCGGTAGGGATAAAAGAAAACCGAGGTTTTGATAGACCGCCGCAAGCAGTAGCAGATAGTAACTATAATCCATTTGGAGTAGCAGTATAATGGGATTTCTTAGTCCAAAAGTGCCAGCGCCGCCGCCAGTAGAGCCGCCGCCGCCAGCACCACCTATGGATGTTGTGCCAGATAGCGCAGTAACGTCTGTAGATGAAGTAGAGAATAAAAGAAAAAGAGCTAATCGAGTTAGCAGACAATCCACTATTTTAACTGGATCACAAGGTTTGTTAACCGAAGCGCCTATAGAATATAAAACTTTACTGGGTAATAAGTGATGGCTGGTGAAACAAGCGATCCTGGTGGCCAGGATACAATAGACCAGATGGAAGAAGAAAACGCTATAGCTGGAATGACTGATGCGGAAAGCCAAGCAGCTATGTCAGAAGCTGGTTTATCTTCTGGGTTTGGTGATTTTGCTGGTAGTACAGCTTTATCTGGTAGAGCTAATAGTTCAATCACTGGCAGCAATTTAACAGATGCTCTTGTGCCAGGCGTTGGTACTTTGTCAGTTATAAATTCTCTTAGCGCACAACAAACTCAAGCCAGCTTGCAGCGTGGCGCTAGTCCAGTTTATGGATCAAGCGGTAATGTTGTTGGTACAATGGGATCTGGTTTACTTGGCGGCACTGCTTATACTGGATCGCCAGAGGGTGATCCTAATCCTCCAGGTGGCGGCGATGAAAACGATGAGCAGCCAGTTAACAGAACAAGAAGCGGTAGGCCAGGAACAGCGGTAAGAGGTGTGTCTAACACAACTGCCAGAAGAATTACACCAAGGTCAGCTGTTAGAGGTGCATCACTGGAGCCAAAGCTTTACGCCATGAGTAGTAGGGGTAGAGGAAGAGGTATAAACACTTCATCCCAAGGCATCCTGGGATCTGCGCCAGTACAAAGAAAAACTTTATTAGGAAGCTAATATGTCTGAAAAACTAGCTGCTGAACTTATAAAAAGGTTTGGCTCTTTAGAAAACCAAAGGGCAACCTGGGAAACACACTGGCAAGAAGTAGCTGATTATGTTGCGCCCAGGAAAGCTGATATAAACAAAGTTAGATCACCAGGTGATAAAAGATCAGAACTTATTATGGATGGCACTGCTGGCCTAGCTGCTGAATTATTAGCTGCAAGTTTACATGGTATGCTTACAAATATGTCAACTAAATGGTTTTCGTTGCAGTATCGTAATGATGATCTTAACATGAATGACGAAGCTAGAGAGTGGCTTGGTGATGTTGAGCGTGTTATGTATGGCGCTTTTGCCAGGTCAAACTTCAATGAACAAATACACGAGCTTTACCATGATCTAATTACTTTTGGTACTGGTGTTATATTTATTGAAGAGGATGATGAGTTTCAGCTTGGTTTTTCGACCAGGCATATTTCTGAATGTTATGTGACTGAAAATGAAAAAGGGCGTGTCGATACAGTTTATCGTAAATTTAAAATGCCGTTGCGAGCTGTAATACAAAGGTTTGGCGCAGATAAGATCTCAGCAAAAATGCTGAAGATGGCCGAAGAAAAACCATTTGAAATGATGACATTGTTACACGCCGTCTACACCAGGGATGAAAGGGATATAACTAGAGTTGATGCGAGCAACAAACCAGTCGCTTCAGTTTATATAGATCCAGAAAGTAAAACTATTTTATCCGAGGGTGGATTTGATGAGTTTTGTTATTGTGTACCAAGGTTTTTAAAAGCAAGTTTTGAAATAGGTTATGGTCGCTCCCCTGCCATGACGGCCCTGGCTGATATTAAGATGCTTAATAAAATGTCAGAGGTGACAATTAGGGCCGCCCAAAAACAAGTCGATCCTCCACTACTTGTTCCAGATGATGGTTTTATACTCCCCATTAGAACTGTACCAGGCGGCCTTAATTTTTATAGGTCTGGTACCAGGGATAGATTAGAGCCATTAAATATAGGCGCAAACAATCCTATTGGTTTAAATATGGAAGACCAACGTAGAAAAGCAATCCAATCAGCTTTCTACGTTGACCAGTTAATCCTGGGCCAAGGACCTCAAATGACGGCAACTGAGGTTGTGCAGCGTACTGAAGAAAAGATGAGGTTGTTAGGACCAGTCCTGGGAAGATTGCAAGCTGAGTTATTGCAGCCATTAATTACCAGGAGTTATAATATTTTGGCTAGAAAAAATGCTTTTAAGCCAGCGCCAGATATTATCCAGGGCCAGGATTTTGATATTGAGTATGTATCACCGCTAGCAAAAGCTCAAAGAGCTGGTGATGTACAAAGCTCACTACAATTTATTGAATTGATGCAGCCGCTTGCCCAGGTGGATCCTGGTGTTATTGATTACTTGGATGCAGATAACCTGGTAAAACATTTAATTAGTGCCTTATCAGTACCAGCAAAAGCGGTTAGAGGGGATGACCAGGTAAGCGAGATCCGTGAGCAGCGGCAAGCTCAGCAAGCGCAGCAGCAACAATTAGACCAGGCGCAGCAAGTGGCTGAATCAGCTGGTGCAGCAGCGCCGTTACTAAAGGCTACACAATGAGTATTGAGGACCTTAGAGCAGCTTATAAGCTTACATTTAACAGTAAAGATGGTGAAATAATTTTAAAAGATCTGGAAGCTAGGTATCACATTAATGGTTCTACCTTTTCACCAGATGCAACCGAGACAGCCTACAGAGAGGGCCAGCGTACTGTAGTGCTATTTATTAAAGCAATGCTGGCCGATCAACCAAAAAGAGAGGACATAGTTGAGACATGAGTGAAGAAGCCCAGGTAGCGGAAGCTCCAGCCGTTGAAGATGCTGGACAGGCTCCGTCTGCGCAGCCAGCCGCATATGATTGGCGCTCAGAAATTCCAGAAGAAATTAAAGGACATAAATCATTAGAAACAATCCAGGATGTTCCAGGATTAATTAAAAGTTATGTTCATTCACAATCTATGATTGGTGCTGATAAATTAGCCATACCAGGTAAACACGCTACAGATGATGACTGGAAAATTGTTTACGATAAACTTGGTAGACCAGCTGAACCAAAAGATTATAACTTGGCATCTACAATACCAGAAGGCCAGGTACAAAACCAAGAAATGTTAGACTGGTTTCAGAATACAGCTCACGAAGCTGGATTATCGCAGCGCCAGGCAACATTATTATTAAATAAATTTAATGAACAAACAAACAGCCAGCTCAGTACAAGCCAGATAAATGTACAAGCTGAGGTGCAAAAGACAACACAAGAACTACAAAAAGAATATGGCCCAGCTTTTAACGATAGAATGGCAAAAGGCAATGGCGTTCTTGAGCAGTTTGGCAACATAGACATTGCTAATATTGAATTAGCCGATGGGAGGCGTTTAGGCGACCATCCAGACGTTATTAGAATGATTGTGAATGTTGGTGAGTTTATTACCACTAAGGTCGGTGAGGACAGCTTAGAGGGCGTTAAAACAACTAATGCTCTTGGACCAGAGGAAATCAATTCTAAAATTGTTGAAATGACTGCTGAGAATACGCCATACTGGGATGCGAAACATCCTCAGCATAGTTTTTATGTAGATGAAGTTATGAAGTATAGGGAGATGTTAAGTGTCTAATAAAGAATTTAGATTAGAAGTTTTAAGGATGGTTCTCGAAACTGGAACTGGAAGAATAATAGACAATCCAATGGAAAGAGCTAATAAGTATTTACAATGGTGCGAAGCTGGAGATAAACCAAAAGGTCCTCTAAAAAACAATCCTAGTAAAGAAGTCGAGACAAGCAAAGGCCCTCGCAAAACACAGTAACCTTACGTCTGGATAACCAGGTAGCGTTTTAATTTTAATATGAACTAAGGAGATTAGTAATGAGTTCACAAATTACTACTGCTTTCGTTAATCAGTTCAGCTCCAACGTACAGTTATTATCACAGCAAAGAGGTTCTTTGCTTAGAGGTTCTGTATCTGAGGAAGCCGTAACTGGTGAGAAAGCTTTTTTTGACCAGGTAGGTGCAACCGCTGCGGTCAAAAGAACATCAAGGCATCAAGATACACAGATCCTTGATACACCACATTCAAGAAGAATGGTGACTATGGATTCTTATGAGTGGGCAGATCTTATTGATGATGCTGACAAAATAAGAATGTTAATTGATCCGACATCTACTTATGCTCAAGCAGCTGCTTCAGCAATAGGCAGATCAATGGATGATGCAATTATTACTGCTGCAACTGGTACAGCAAAAACTGGATCCAGCGGTAGCACAGATACAGCAATGGATTCTGATAATATTATTGCTCATGGATCAACTGACTTAACCATAGCTAAGCTCATAAATGCAAAAAAGATTTTGGATGAGGGTTCAGTAGATCCATCAATCCCAAGATATATTGCTGTAGCTCCAGCTCAAGTAGAAGCTTTATTAGGTACTACACAAATCACATCAAGTGATTTCAATACTGTAAAAGCTCTTGTTGCTGGTGAAGTAGACACTTTTATGGGTTTTAAATTCATTATGTCAACAAGATTAGCTGTTGCTTCTAATATCAGAACTTGCTTTGCCTGGGCTGAAGATGGAATCAAGCTTGCTGTTGGAAAAGACGTAATGGCAAAGATAGACGAGAGGGCAGATAAGTCATACTCAACTCAAGTCTTTTATTGTGCAACTTTTGGTGCAACACGAATGGAAGAAGCTAAAGTGGTTTCTATCCTTTGTGATGAATCAGCTTAATTGGGAGATAGATTATGACAACAAAAAATTCTGATCTCGTAGCCAATTTTGAAGCTACATACACAATGAGTGATGCTGGTTTGTTAACTGGAACAACCAGGATTGCTCAAGGTACAGTAGAATTAGCTGCTGGAGATAGCACAGACAATGATATTGTCATGTTAGCTCCTATACCGACAAACGCTAGGATAAGCTCCTTAAAGATAGGCAGCGACACATTAGGTGGCAGCTGTACTTTTAATGTAGGTTTATACACTAGCGATGGCGTTGTTAAAGACGAAGATTGCTTTGCAAGCTCCGTTGCTGATGCAGCTGCTATGACAGATGTAAGATTTGAAGCCGCAGACATAGATACTGCTGGTCAAGAGGTTTACACTATTGCTGGTGATTCCTCAGATCCAGGTGGTCATTATTATGTTGCTGCAACATTCAATGCAACTGGTGGTACTGCTGGTACAATGTCATTCATTATTGAATACGTTATAAACTAAACTTAGGGCGGCGCAGAAATGCGCTGCCTTTTTAATAGGAATTATTATGGCTTCAGTAGTAGATATTTGTAACTCAGCTTTGAACCAAATTGGCGCATCTAACATCATTTCTTTAACAGAAGATAGTAAAGCTGCCAGGATATGTAACCAAAGATATGAGTTTGTAAGGGATGCAACATTTAGATCCCATCCCTGGAACAGTTTAATTACCAGGCAAACCTTGTCACCAGATGCTGATGCTCCTGGTTTTACATATGCAAAACAATTTACGCTGCCTACTGATCCTTTTTGTTTGAGAGTTTTAAAACTTTCAGATCCAGAAATAAAATTTGAAATTGAGGGTAGAAAACTTTTATCTGACG